TAGGTCAAATGGAAGTTTCTCTTCTTCCGTATGATAAAAATCAAATCTCTCATCCGAGTTTTCGATAAAATCATGACCTATGTTGGTGTCAAAAGACACCGAAAGTGCATCCTTTAAAAGTTCGGGTATCTCACCTGTTGAACGTTGAGAGGTTTTATCTATGACTTCAATGGAATCCATGACTGCAATATAGATTGCTCTATCTTTACACCATTGTTCACATTCGTCAATCAACCAATCTTGAGGGGTTTCCTCACTCTTGGTTCCAAAACTATTAACTATAGATTTTGACCCTTTCAATACACTATCGTTTAACGAAGTGTTATTGTCTAGGTTAATGAGAAGTGCTTCTACAGTTGGGGTTTTGGTGTATTTTTCAAAGTATGAATATACTTCTTGAAATACAGTTCTCTCATCATTCTCGGTGAAATACTCTCCTTTTAGAAAAGGAAGCACCTTCCGTGAAAAAGTATCACTCTGAATCAGATTCTTCAGTATCGTCTGTTCTATTCTCTGTTCCATATTTGAAATATTCCTGTGCATGTGTTTCTAATCGTTCCATCACATCGGGTGTGAAGTATTTTTCGGGGTTATTGTTAATTGTCTTACCAAATTCTGTTTTACCATTTGGTAGTTTAACTCTTGTAGATGATTTCTCAAATACTCCGAATGCAAGTGCCATGTCTAATAGACCATAGTACCTGTCCAGTCCTTTGTCGTATGATAATCTAACATCAACCACTCTGTTCTCAACAGTCAATCTTGACTTTGCATTTTTACAGTGAATGATATTACCAACGATTTCTGTACCTTCCTTTTCTTTTCTCTTAGAGAGATAGACGATAGATGAGGCTGCATATTTCAGACCACTTCCACCACCCATTTCTTTTTGAGGGAACATAGAACCAATCACATCATATGTATGATTAGTCACAATCATAGGAACTCCAACCCTACCCAACTTCAATGTCAATACTCTGAATGCACCTTTGGTGATTTGAGCACGAGTCATATCTTTGGTCTCTTTACCATCTGCAGTGTCTTCGATTTCTTTGGTTGTTGATAACATACCAAGTGAATCTAAACAGAACATCATAGGTGGTCGTTTGTCCTTTGGGGTTTCTGCATACTTATCCAGTATACTGATTGCTTGATTTCTGAACTCCTGCACGGTAACAACAGGAACAATAACAAATCTAGAAGAATCTATTCCTCTTGATTCAATCATATCCTTTGATATTGCAGATTCAGATTCAAAATAAATTATTGCTGCATCTTTGTTATCTTCTAAGAACTGTTTACACATTCCTAGTGCAAAGAAGGTTTTACCTGTTGCTGATTCTCCTGCGATTGCAGTAATTTTGTTTGATGGTAATCCACCATATAGTGAACCACTAAGAAGTGCATTGAAAATGTGACTACCCGTATCTACGAATGAATCAACATCTCCAGCTTGCACACCATCAGAAACAATACCTGCGTATTCGTTTCCACTGGATTTTACTAAGTCTTTAATAAATGACATTTGCTGTACCTCATAATATACTACTATTATATTATAAGTTACTTGTCTTGTATAGGGGGTTTTTTAATATGTTTTGATATATCACAAAGTTTTTCATCAACTTTGATGTGTTCTTTCATCATCTCCAACATCATATTCATCTGTACTTCTAAGTGTATAATGAAACCAAAAATAATTGCAATCATTAGAACAAAGAAACAATCTAATACAGATAAAATCATTTGGATACCTTATCTATCTGTTCTTGAGTGACATACCCAGTCTCCATAACAACTTTTCTATTGTCTAAGTGTTGTTGTTCAACTAAGTCTTTGTTCTCTCCAGTGTAAGGAACTGCGTGACAATCATCAATCATTTGTTGATTGACATTGACTTCAGTTTCAAAGGTCGGATGTCCTGTATTATTGTGAATGTAGATTTCACCAAGGATTCTTCCGAACTTTCCTTTATCGTGTGAAATGAGGGAAATAGATTCTGCACTTTCTAATAGTTTTTTTAAGTGTTTCTTAGATGCTTTACCAAAGAGTTTTTCTACTTTATCTCTAGTTCTAGATTCGGGCGTATCGATTCCCATCATACGTACTCTTTGTTTTTTGTAAGACATACCAAAACCCAAGTCAATATCCACGTCAATCGTGTCACCATCGACAACTTTAACTACTGAGACATTATACTGATACATAGTCTTATTTATCCGAAAAATGAATCTAAGGATGCAACTGGTTCAACATTCCAACCAATTTTACTGATAACTGCAGTCAACGGTTCTATAAATGATTTATCAAACTGCTTATCGTAATCGATATAGTTCTGTAGGTCAAATTCTTTTGGTAGAACATTTGAGTATGATATTACATTCTCATTCATCTTGTTGGGTAGTTTGAGATAGGTAAAGAGAATCTTATTTCCACTTCGGATATTCTCATATCGTTTATCTATGTTTAGTTTCTTAAGTTGGTGATTGTAAAGTAAAGCACCTCTTACATGTATGGGTGTTCCCTTGGAGTAGATTGATGTTGGGTCTGAATACTGTTCAAGATTATTACAACCTCTTGGTGAACTCATCTTCTCAACTGGAAGGTTTCTAAAATCCTTTCGTGCAGTCTCTACGAAATCCCATAGTTCCTGTTCTGTTCCATTCATAACAACTTTGAATGCATCAGTAAGTCTGCCTCTGACCCATTCGGGTGTAGAAGATTTTGCAGTCTCAATACCCATCATTTTTAGTTTAGGTGTTTCATATCTCACACCTTCAGAGTCAAATACATTTAGAATGTATCTTTTCTTTGCAGTCCAAATACCTCTGTCTGCAATTACCTCACGACCCATTTCCATCTTCTGTTGGAATGCGTTAGTGTATTCTGCAAGTTCATCATAACCTTTAGATAATATACTTTCTACTTTCTCTCTTCCGATAGTGTCAAGAAAGTTAATAATTTTGTCTTTGTCGGTATCTTTGGGAAACACTTGTGACACTAGTTTATCAAAAGTTATGTAAACTGAATCTGTATCCATTGCAATCACATAATCTTCATCATCAGTTTTAAGGACATTATTCATCCAAGTGTTAATAGTTTTCTCTGCAACCTTAATAACCAACTGACCCGACATGGTAATTGCTTCTGCAAGGTTTGGGTCAAAGAATGCAAAGTATTGATTTGCAAGAGCCCCGTATGCAGAGTTAAGTGCAATCTTACGAACCTGTTGATTGTTGTATGCACGTTTGATAAGACTCTCTAATTCTTTCTTTCGTTTAGGGTCTTTACAAACTTCTTTCTCTTGTTGATATGCAATCATTTTCTTCTTCCACATCTTACGTTCATCATAGAATGTTTCCATGAGTTCGGGAAGGAATCCTTGCTTATCACGTTTGAACATAACACCGTTAGGTGCAACTGTTCTATTAGACCTCTTAAGTGAGGATAGGTCTGATTCACCATCAAGCATATTCTGAATGGACACATCCATTCTCTGACCACCTTTGATTATTGTCTCTGGCGATATGTTGAACTGCATAATTAAATGTGGATAGAGTGAGTTCAAGTCAAATGACATTACCCAATCATGTTTCCCTACGAGAGGTTCCTTTACATATGCACCAACAATTGAATGTGTTTTAGTCTGTTTTAATTTTTGTGGTGGTGTTTGAATATTCTGTTTCTTAAGGAAGTTGTATATAATAGTTTCCCAGTACTTTACCATCCCAAAAGTATCAGAGTAATTACACTTGGCATCATATGACATTGTCATAGTTAATTCTAATAGACCAAGTTTCTCTTCCAAGTCTTCTACAAGAACAACATCCTGTACATTGTATGCAAGATACTTGGAATAGTCATTTTTGTAAAGACCATGTAGTGAACCATGTTCTGAATAATCTAACTTTGCTTTACCTAGTTCAACATGAGATATATGATTCAATGAATATGATTCTTGATTAACAAAAGTTCTCTTCTGATACAATTCCATATAGTCAATAACATTGACTCCATATAAAGTATACTTCTGATTCTTCTGATATCCATAAGAAGTGAACTCTCTAAAATCAGACATGTTCCATGGGGATAATCTTTTGTGTTGGTCTTCACCAAACAACCTATCAATACGATTACAAAGATATGTGATATCAAATGAATCTACATTCCAACCAGTAATAATATCATAGGATGCTTTCCTCCAGTGTTTGATGAACTCCTCTAATAGGTGTGCCTCATCTTTACACTCATAGTAAACAACATTACTAGGACATTCATCCCAACGACCAATACCAAATGTGTGAGCATTATGTCTGAATGGTTTGATTGTTATTGCATTGACTTTCTCTTGTGCAAGTGTTGGTTCGGGAAATCCGTTTTCTGATTCACACTCAATATCAAGTGTTGCAATTTTTACTTTGGTATAATCCCACTCGACTTCTGTTGGCCACTTATCTGCAATGTAGGTATAGATGTATCTATCGTATCCATGGATATCAAATCCTTGTGTTCCTGCATACTGTTCTCTAAACTTTCTTGCACCACCCATTGAGTTAAGTTCAACGACTTCAAGTGGTCTACCGTCTAAAGACCTGTAAGCAGTGTCCCCTTTCTTAGATTGGACAAAGTGTTTAGGTCTGTAAGATACAGATAGTTTTTGTTTTTTGTTTCCTTGATATCCAGTGACTAGAATTTTGTCACGGGTTCTGCAGACATTAGTGTAGAAATCCATGTAGTAATTATACTATACGGATACTATTCTGTCAATGTAGTTTGAGGTTTTTGAATTAAAATAGTTTCGACTGCATCGTACTTTTCTTTTGCAGTTGCATACTTTTCTATTTGAGTATCAAGTGCTTCTGCAACATCGGGATGTTCTCCGATACCTGCAGGATTGTTTTGGTAAACTTTGATGTTTGCCATTGCAATGTCCATTTGACCTTGATATTGTGATTGTAATGCTCTTAATAATGTTTCTCTACTCATGATGTTGGTGCTGGTTGTGGTGGGGTTATAGGTGTATGTGTAATACCTCTTGTGTTAAGTTCTGCATCAACAGTGTTATATGCAGATACTAAATCTGAATCTGATGAGATATCTTCAGCATCACATAACTCTAAAAAATGTTTTAGTTGGGCATTCACATTATCTAAATCGTCTGTCTCATCTATTAGAGATAACCAATTAGTTCTGTTATCTGTTAATAATGTTAAATTGCTCATCTTTTGTTATTACCTGTTCCTACTTTATAGTTTGTTAATAATTGAGGTTTAACATCAAATACTGTGACTATATCTTTCTTATGTAGTTTAAATTCATATTTCATTGCAAAAGGAATCCAGTCAGCAAGTAATACTTCCATCCTACCTTCGTCAACATTAATAACACATTGTTGTGGTTCTATAATAGTCATATTACCAAAGAAATCTGTCTTTACTTGACCCATGATTATATCACCACCAAGTAATTTTACTGCTTTAATATTATCCACAGTTTCTTACCATCTCTTGTAGTTCAACACTTCGTCTTCCGACCTGTCCAAACCATT